ATGTCTAAAATTTTGGCATTGTTGTCTGGATCAACTCGCAGCACACCTGGCTCAAGCTGATAATTGCTGCGTTGAGCTGTGGGTTCAGTGACATAGTTTTGATCAACAGTGACTCCTGGCCCCAGTCTACGACCAATATATCCTTGTGTTTTTTTAAACTGCGGCTCTTGAGTGAGTTGGTCCAGCGTGGCACTCAAAAACTGTCGATTGGTTTGAGTTTGGAAAATTGGTGGAAGAAGATCCACTGTTCTGGTTGTGGCCATTAAATCACTCCGCTGCCTGGTGCTGTTCTCAAGTTGGTGCTGGTCAACGCTGAAATCACTTGTATGTTCTCTACTCCAGCTGCGTTGACAAATATTTCATTGGGTGCTGATCTTATTTCATACAAGTCGCCAAAATATTTTTGTGGATCCAATGGAACCAATACCACTGAACTAACTATGCTTCCAGCATTTTTATGAATATATGCGGCCAGTTCACTGAAGTAAAATGTGTCGCCAAAATCAAAAGTTTCAATTGAAAAATATGTATTCATCAATGATACCACTGTGTTTTTGACTTCACTGTCACTGACAACCACATTGGGAGCTTTGATAATTTTGATAGTGGCCTGTAAGTCAGCGGCTGCTTTGGGACCAAACAGTGGCTTGAATGACACACTGTTGACCAACACATTGTCACTGATCATTTTGTATTGATCCAGTCCTTGATATTCGTTGGTCAGCTGCTGTAGGGTAGGCTGTGCGGGCTCGGGCACTGTGCCAGTGGTATCTCTAATCCAATTCAGATATTGAGTATAGTAGGTTTGTGTTACAACATAGATATCAATGATGTTGGTAGTGCCAGGATCAATTCTGGCTGTGAGCGGAGCGTTGTGTCTGTACTGATAATACAACGAATTACGTCCAGTGCGAGCCAGCCATTCGCTGGTTACATCAACCAATGTTCTGATGTTGAGACCCGAAATGACCAACTGGAAGAATTTTTGTTCTTGGGTAGCGTAAAATATCTGCCCGTCAACAAACTCAAATTTAACCAACTCAATGTCGTTTTCTGTAGCATAGTTGGTATTGACTCTGTCAGGGTTGACCAGCAAATATCTTTGTAAATTGTCAAAATCCACAGTCTTTTCAAAAAATACCAACTTGGCATTTGGGTTCGCAGATGGTGCCACAATGGCATCAAAAAAGTCAGGATCGTCAGCAATGCCATCACTGTCAATGTCTTGATAGCTGACCAGGACCTGAAAATCATCTACATATCCATCACTTTGAACTGGTTGGCCAACAATGCTGAGACTGTAATCAGTGTAAAGAGGAAAACTGCTGTCAGGCTGACTGTTGACTTTGAGCACTTTGACAAAGTCACTGATCACTGTGCCTGTGCGGCTGTCATAGATACGCTGCCCTGATTCAAAGAAAAATCTGGTCTGTAACACACTGCCAAAGTAGTAGACCAATGCGCGACTGGTCACGGTGTAAGTTTCGCCATCAGTGGTAAATTTTACCACCCAGCTGGCATCAAGATTGGCCCCAGATGTATTGCCCGCATACTGTTGGCTCCAATCTCCGTTGGCATCAAGGTTTACAGAAGTAATCACATACCAGCTGTAGGGTGTTCCAGTCACAGAACCAGTGCTGTCATACCCCAGGCCAAAATTTCTGTACAGCTCAATTTGAGCAATCATTTCATTTTCAATAGCAGTAGAAAGATCAGTGACCAACAGCGGAATAACTTCTGTGGGGATGGCACCAGTGGGTATGAAGTTGTTGAACACCACTGGTCCAGATCCATTGGCAAGATTGCCCTGGCCTTGATTGGTACCGTCTACAAAAATTCCAGTGGGGCTGGCCCAGATTTCAACTTTTTCATCGGGCAGAGTGGGTGTGCCTAATTTCAGTCTGTTGTTGGCATCAAAAAAGTATCCTGCTGGAGGCTCAAACTTGACCAAAGATCCAACCGCAATAAACTTAGCGTTGTTGGATGTCAGTGGCCCCACTGGATAAGGTGATCCAGAGGCGCCTTTGAAATAACCCGTGGTTTCATTGATAAGAGTGGTGCTTTGCTGCCATGATATCAGCAGTCCACTGAGATTGGGTCGTGGAAAGTTGGCATTGTAAAACTGTGTAAAGCCATAGTCTATCAACAATGGTTCTACTTGATTGATAATTGTGCTGGCAATTTCATTCACACTGGACCAGGTAAACAAAAATGTTGGCAAAATATTTTCTTCCCATAGGGCACCGTCACTGCCAAAGCTGTTGGTGGAACTGTATTTGCCAGTGTTGTCAACCAAGTCAAGGTATCTACTGGTGCCAATGCTGGCACGATTCACAGCCTTGCTTTTGATAATGGAGTTGTACAGTGTAAACGGGAAGTTGTTGTAGTCTTCTCCGTTGACCATGCGATTTTGAGTGTAGTATCTGGCCGGAGCTCGTTGTTTGATTTCAGCCAGTGTTTCTCGACTTTGAGCGTTGCTCACAGGCTGTGTGATACCACAGGTAAATGTGATCACTTCGCGATTACCAGTTCTGCTCACGTAAGTGATAGGAATCACAACACTTTGCATTTCTTCAGGATTGATAATGTAAGTCAAGCCATTGCTGGCTCTCACATAACATCTAAAGAACCCAACTGGCACTGAGCTAAACACTCCATCACCAAAAGTCAATGTGATTTGATCGTTGCTACGACTGGTAATGCTGTACAATTTGCGTTGGTCTGGAGCTAGTTGTTCTACCGCAGCGGCATAGGTACTTTCCACGTACTCCCATTCAAATTGAACATTGCCCACTGTGTCTAGCTGAAACAACCAATGATCCTGGTTGTTGACTCCTTCAACATTGACAGGCACTGTGCGGTTGACCACGGCTTCGGCCAAATTGAAATCAACGTTGGTCAACACACCTTGTTTGAACAAAAAGAAATAGCCAGTGTTGGCGCTTTCAAAACCTCGTTGATCATTGCGAAACAACACATTGAACTTGCCCACAGGCAATGGTGACGGTTCGTAGATATAAGATTGGCCAATGGTGCTGGCACTCACAGCTTCAAACGGCATGTTGATACCGTCCACTGTGCTGTTGTATGAGATAACTGGCAAAAACCCTGGAATTAAATTGATGGTGTATTCATCAGTTCTAACATCAAGAATTGTGGTTCGATTGGCTGGTTTTCCTATTTTTTGACTGTCTACCAACGCAGCATTGACAATTGCGGTAAATTGTTCTTGCCAGTTGAGATTGGTAGGATCATTCCAATTCACTGTGATATTGCTGAGATTAATACCGTTGAAATCAGCAATGTTTTCAGTGGTGGCCACACTGAACACTTTCAACAAGCCTTCAGCAGCTTGATTTCTTTTGGGAGTATATGCTACCAAATCAGCCAGCTTGACCACAGAGTCACGGCGTTCAGCAGTGTCTAAGTAATTCTCTCTGGTATTGAGGTCATTTCTAAAACTCAGTGCCTGACCCATGAACGCTATCACGTCCAGCAATGCAATGAATTCTGAACTTTCAACATAGTCATTGAAAGTTTCAGGATAGTATTGACGCAGATAGTCTACAAATACCTTGCGTAGCGTTTCAAAGTCGTAGCTTTGAAAATCCGCTTCGCGATAGGTTTGATAGATTCTTTTCCAATCTTCTACCCCAAATACTACAGTTTGTCTAGTGGTGCGAGCCATAATTTTACTTTTTGTTATTTATGGCCGTGAAAAACGGCATGGTTAAACCGTTAACAGAGTATTGTTTTGTTGATCAAAAAATAACTGTAAGGTTTCGCTGGTGGTACCAGTTACGTACTGAAGTTGAACTTCAATCAAAAGTCCATTGCTTTGGGGATACAACACAGCCTCTGACAATGCTATGCGAGGGTCTTGAGCAATGACTCGTTGAATTTCGTTCAGTATGCCTTGTTCTGTGGTTGAATCCAAAGATTCAAAAACATAGTCCCACAGCACTGTGCCATAGCCAGGACGGCCGGGCAGTTGACCTTGTCTGATTTGTAAAGCATTCAGCAAGTCCCTCTTGATCAATTCATTGTCAATCAACGTGAATTTTTTGAATTGATTTTGAGTGTTAAATCCAATAAAGGTGGTCATGAACTATTTATTGCCAGGATCAAACTCAAACTCATCCAGCTTCGACAAAAGCTATCTGAGCTTGTTGTCTGGCTGCTTGAGCTTGTACTTGGCCAATCAACAATCTGGCAGCAGCAATACCAGTGGCATCAACTCTTATTGGGGCAAGAATACTGTTGCTTACAGCACCAAAGTTGATATTGGTACATCTGGCATCACCAATGATTCTGGTCACAGCAGCATCACAAGTGACCCTGTTATAACAGTTTTGAAACACAGGCACAGGTCTGGGCACACTGTCAAGGCTGAAGTTTAGACCACTGCCATCACCTCGACCGCCGCCACCAAAGAATGATGTGAAAACTTTGATACCAGCTGAAATAGGCCCTAACGCATCAAGCACTCCTGATATGCTGCTAAAACTGCCAAACAAACTGTTGCCAAGATTTTGTATTCCAAACAACGAACCAGCGCTGTCTAAGAAACCTGCTGCTTCCAATCTCAATTCTGAAAACAGATTTATCACATACTCATTGCCCAGGGCATCCACTCTGGTTATGTCAAACAGTCCGGGTATTTGTGTGGCAAACGCATCAGTGGCCAATGACCCAAATCCATCAAAAATTTGATTGGATCCCACTGCGGAACTGAGATTGCCAAGACCTGAAAAGCCTCCCAATGATGATAGAGCACTGCTGAGTTCACCGCCAATGGTTACGCCTACATTTTGAATTCCATTCAGCACTTGATTGACAACTTGCCCTGGCACTGAAGCCAATTCAGACAATGACTGTTGAAGTGATCCTCCAAGCCCAAACTGTTGACTCAGTGTTTGGCCATATGATCCAAAACTGGTTCTAAGCGCTTCACCAATGGCACCTGGGCCATTATAAACCACTTCAAACAACGACAATGCTGATGTGGCTTGGGCCAGTCCCACACCACTGACACCCAACGCTGACCCTGCCAACATCACAGCACTGGACAGACTACCTTGCCCAGCCAGTGTGGCCACTTGACTGATCGAAGTAGCAAATTCACCAGCTCGAGCCACAGCATTGATTGCGGCCTGAGTTTCTTGCGACAGTTGACCTTGTAACCAATTGGCTGCTGTCTCAACATTGAAAGTTGCTGCTGTGTTGAGCACAGCGCCTAAATCTTGAGGTAAAATGTTGGCAGGCAACAGACCTTGAGCAGTCAGCGCACTAAACGCTTGGTTGTAAACCAGCTGTTGAGCTGTTTGTTGTGCGGCCGCGCTGGCGCCAAACACAGCAAGATTCACCATGTTGTCTTTGCCGGTCCACACTGCTGGATTGGCCACAATGTCAGCCAAGGCCACACCAGTGGCCAGCAAATTGCTGGTACCTGGTTTGATAAATCCTGCCTGCTCCAGCTGAGGCAAGGTCAAACCATACTGTCCTATACCTTTGTCGTTGCTGACATCTGTGAGACCTTGATTTACCTGTTTGGCTTTTTGTGCCAACAATCCGCGCACCTGTTCTCCATCCAAAGTGCCCACAGGTTCTCCACTTTTTTGTAGATTGATGTCACTGATTCCAATGGTGTTAGGCGGTAACGAAGCTGGCAGTTGATCAGCAGCGTTGACCCTGGAACTTTCCAGCTGTATTCCAACCAAGTTCAACCCATTGGCCACTTGATATTTTAAATCCAACACAGTGCCCACTGGTTGGCCTACCAAGGTACCCGACAACAGTTGTGCTTCCAAAACGGCCGTGGCCTGTGCTTCAGTGGACCCTGGAGGACCATTGAGTTTGTAGGTTTGGCCGTTGCGAACAATAGTAAAAATTGCCATTGGTGGTAGATGTGTTAGGTTACTTGGATAGCCCAGTTGGGCGGTATGGGTTGGCTACCTGGAGGAACGGACGGATTTCCAGGTTCGCAAGACACAGGAGTTTTACATGATACACCGCAATTGTGATAAGGCCAAGGTTCGTGACACGGCACACGACTACAAATGCTGGTCAATGCGTCCTTTTTTATCTCCCAACCTCGAGTACTATTGAAACTTGTATCGTCTAGCAGCGTTTTACTGATTGGCACCGGTGGTGGTATTGGTATGGCTCCTCCAGTGTTTAGTAAGACTTTGCTGCCAGTTAATCCCAGTGTTCCTGACACACCAAAGTACCCTTTGTCGCCTTTGATGCTCACTGACTTGGTTGCCAGCAAACCAAGATCACCTGTGGTTGCCACAGTCATGCGACCTTTGCTGGTAAACTGGCTGATTCCTGAACTGTTCAATTTGACTTCAGCATTGGCAAAGGCATGAAAATTTCTGCCAGCATACATGTTGATGTCTTGATCAGCATGAATGTTGATATCTCCTTGACTGCGCAAATTTATACTGTTGGTGCTGAACACATCCACAGTGCCTTCTTTGCCCAGCTCAATCCAAGTTTGACCATTGCTGTGACAGATGTAAAAAAAATTTTCACTGTCGTTCATCATGATCTGATGACCTTTGCTGGTTCGGATTCGGATCAAATTGTTTTCACCAATCTGAGTGCCGTCATCCATGACCACACTGTGTCCACCTTTGCGACCAATGATTTCAGTTTTGGTTGGATTTAGATTGTTTTGCGCCAGCTGCTGTTGAACTTGTTCGTCGGTCAATCCACCAGCATATACAGGCCTGCCGGGCGTGGACATACCATACACAGTG